TCTAGTTTTTACTGCTAAGAATAAAGCACTTGACGTTGTTGAATACGTTAAGTATGATGTTCTTAAGAAAGATCTACCTAACTTCGATTTTCTTGATAAGGAAGAAGAAGCTGCTCCTAAGAAGAAAAAGAAAAAGACTAAAAAGAAAAAGAAGTAAGGTTTAGTCTATTAAATATTAGATATGGCAGATGTAACCATATCTGGATTAAACAATAGGCAGCCTGGAAGTTCAGCTTTATTTCCTTATTCTGAGGGCGGAACTACTTATCAAGCAACATTAAATCAAATTATCCCTACAGGGGTAATTATGATGTGGTCGGGGTCTATTGCTTCTGTTCCTAGCGGATGGGCGCTGTGCAATGGATTAAACGGTACACCTAATTTACAGGACAGATTTATAGTAGGAGCGGGAAGTAGCTATAACCCTAATGATACAGGAGGTGTAGCATCAGTAACTTTAACAACAGCACAAATGCCTGCACATAGTCATAACGTATCTTCTAGAACATACTCCTCTGGAGGTGGTGGTCAAGGACCGTGGCCTTTTGTTGGCGGTCCTGCTACAACTGGAGGTAGTATAAGTATGAATACTGCCGGTGAGGATCAACCTCACGAGAACAGACCTCCCTATTACGCTCTTGCATATATAATAAAGCTATAATAAATCTTTTCATGCTTATTACAGTTCTTGGTTTACTAGTAATATGTTCTCTTGGCTTTATTGTTGATTTTTTTCGTTGTTAAATGAATAATTTCGCACAATATGGTGATGAAGAACCATTTCTAGAAAAATTCTTTAATAGTAAAGAGAATGGCTTTCTTGTTGATATAGGTGCTGCAGATGGAGTAAAGCATTCTGCTTCAAGACATTTAATTTTAAATAGAAAATGGAAGGGTATACTAGTTGAACCTCATCCTGAATATTTTAAGAATTTAGAAGAGCTATATAAAAATGATGAAAATATTAAGCTTTACAATAATGCCGCTTTTATAGTAGAAACGACACTACCATTTTATATCTATAACGATGGTGATGTCGACTCTGGGCAAAGTTCAACCATATCCGAACAATTCAAGCATAGAGTGGCGTCAAGGTATGGTAATTATTATAACAAAACAGTTAATGTTCAAACGTTAAAACTTAGTACTATTCTAAAGGACGTAGAACATATTGACTATCTTTCTATAGATTGTGAGGGTGCTGATATAGATGTAATTAATTCTAATGATTTTACAAAAACAAGACCTACACTAATAGGAGTGGAACATAGTATGGATGAAAAAATCCTTCATGAAACTATGGGTGCTTATGAGTATACTCTTATTTTTAGATCGTCAGGAAATTCTTTCTTCGTCCAAAAATAAATTAAAAAACTAGTTGCACCTAATATAAAAGCACGTATAATCATTTTTAGTTCTTTGATAGCAAATCTGTAGGAAGTAGAGGTTGGGACCTCGAAGGTAAATCCTGAATAGTCCAACGCCGTGACCCGCAGGCGAGTGCGTGCAGATATGGGCGCATATGAATGGGAGTATGATGATGGTAGTAAGAATAGTCGTCAAAGACACCTTGCAGTAAATCCATCTCAACTAGAAATCATACATAATAAAATCCCTGGCTAGTATTACAGGTCTTAAGGTTTAGATGCGAGATAATCAACGCATCAAATTATATAGACCAATTACACTTAACTTGGTCGTAAGTTAGACCTAAATTAATATCGATAACGGTGTAGTTGACCTGGCAGATTGCTAGTTTATTTCCGCGAACCGTGACGCGAAAATTGAGCGTATATAGCAATATATACGCTCTTTTTTTAATAAATACTTAAATGGCAGATGTAACTATTTCACAATTAACTAGAGTTGAGCCATCTATTGATGGGGTAGTCCCATACACTAATATAAATTCATCATCTACAAAAAGTTCTCCTCTTTCTTCATTGTTTAAAAATTTTGATATTAATGTAAATAGTTTAACAATAGGTAGAGGTAATAACTCTATTTCTTCTAATACTGCATTAGGAACCGATTCACTTATTTCTAACACAACAGGAACTTGGCAAGTTGCAGTTGGGGCGAGCGCACTTAAATCGAACACTACGGGCTATTCTAACACTGCTCTGGGGTATGTAAGTTTAGAAAATAATACTTCGGGGTTTTATAATACAGCAGTAGGTAGTAATTCTTTATCAAAAAATATAGTAGGTAATAGAAATGTAGCTATAGGAAGCTCTTCTATGATGCTTTCAACAGACGGTAATAATAACGTAGCTATAGGCGATAGTACTTTAATTGCTAGCTTAACTTCTTATTATAATGTAGCGGTAGGATCCAGTGCATTGAATTCTTGTATTGCAGGAACTGGAAATACTGCATTAGGATATATGGCAATGATTAATACGGGTGCAGCAGTCACGGCAGGTAATTTTATTTCTGATTTAACTTATAGAATTATATCGTTAGGTAATACAGATTTTTCTCTCTGTGGTTCAGCTGTAGGGGCAGGCGTGGGAAGTACTTTTAGAGCTACTAATGCAGGTACAGGTACTGGAACTGCTGCTCCGGTTGTAGTCAATAACGTTAGCGTAGGAAATAATTCGCTTGTTAAAAATCGAGCAGGTTCCAATAATACTGCATTAGGATATTGTACACTTTTTAATAATTTAAGTAGCGATTATAATACTGCTTTAGGGTATAATGCAGGATATAATAATCTTGGATCAAACAATACATTTATAGGAAACGGATCTTACGGAAGTACTAACAACGATAATAATACAATTAATTTAGGTAACGGTTCAATTACAAATTTAAGATGTGCAGTTCAAACTATACAAGCTTTATCTGATTCAAGAGATAAAACAGATATTACTGACTTAAATGTCGGTTTAAAGTTTATAAATGATTTAAAGCCAGTATCATTTACTTGGAATACAAGAGATAAACAAAAGATAGGTATAAAAGATTTTGGATTTATCGCACAAGATCTTATTGAAGCTGAAAATAAAAATAAATTAAAAGTACCTAATTTAGTATCTGATAAAAATCCTGATAAGCTAGAAGCCTCATATAGTGCTTTAATACCTATATTAGTAAAAGCTATTCAAGAGCTTTCAGAAAGAATTAAATAATATTATGGCCGATGTAACAATATCATCATTAACACAAGGAACGCCTCTGGGAAGCGGGCTTATTCCTTATAGTACAGGCTCTTCTACTTTAGCATCTCCTATATCTGCTATATTTCAAAGCGCTTCTACCCCTATAGCTATAGGCGTCACCAATCCCGGCTCATTTGGAGGAACTGGTCTTACAGTAGAATCAACAGTTTCAAATTATAATCTAGATAATGGTATTATAAGTGCACAATATAAAAATACAGCAAAGCGAGTTAATATAGGATTTGACAATAGTATTGATTGTGGCTATATACAATCGGTTCACAGCGGCGTTGGCAATAAATCATTACTCTTAAATGCTAATGGTGGTACTGTTGGAGTGGGTACTACCAATGCCAAATCCACAATTACCGTTATGGGAAGTGAAAGAGCTATTGCAGCAGATGCAGCATCCGTATATGAGCAGGATAGATATTTTACATTTAAAAAGCATTATAGTACAAAAGGCGTTTCAAACAGCTCTTATACAAGATTAATTCAATTCAGACCTTATCTTAGCGGTACAACAAATTATCCAACAGGTACAAATTTTTGGACAAGGGTGGGTGTTTATATTCGAATGGGCGGCCATTCTTCTCAAGTTGGAAATGGAGAGAGATGCTGGGTTGGTTCATATGATTATGTAGGTAACGGAATAGGTAGTGTTATAACTTTACAAGATTTACAGAATGGTAATGTTCCAAATATAAATGTAGGGTTTAGTGGATGGGAGGCATTCATAGATATAAAAGGCGCTGATGGGGGAATTCCAGGAGGGGTATTTGGAGGATATTGCTATATAGAGCTTAATTTTGGCTCTGGTGAAGGAAACTTAGGAGAAGCAATTGTTTGGAACTTAACTGAGTATTATTAGTTAAACACATAAAAAAGCTTGACTATATTAGTAAAAACTATTCAAGAGCTTTCAGAAAGAATTAAATAATATTATGGCCGATGTAACAATATCTGGATTAGATGATCTATCTCCTTCAGGATCGGCGTTTCTACCGTTTTCTAGCGGTAATACAACTGGTAAAACTACATTAAGTGGTGCTATTAATACTATAGGAACAAGAACAGATTCTATAAAATTACCTACCGGAACTACTGCGCAAAGACCATCCACTCTCACATTAGGTTCTATAAGATTTAATTCCACTACAAGTTTATTAGAATTTTATAATGGTACAGAATGGAGAGCATTAGATTCAAAAACAGCTGATTCTTTATTAGTAGAGTATTTAGTTATTGGCGGAGGAGGTGGAGGCGGAGGCACCGGTAATAATTATACAGCTGGAGGTGGAGGAGGAGCAGGCGGTTTTCTTGAATCAAAATTAGCTATCACTCTAGGTACTTCTTATAGTATTATTGTAGGAGCCGGTGGAGCAGGTGGTACTTATTTTACTGTACCAGGAAGTAATGGAGGTAATAGCTCATTTGCCGGCGTTATTGCACTTGGAGGAGGCGGAGGGGGTGTTTATAGTTTTAATTCTGCGGGCAATGGTGCATCAGGAGGCGGCGGAGGTAATAATTCGTGGAGCGGAGGAACAGGCACTTCCGGTCAAGGTAATTCGGGTGGTAGTGGAGGAGCATATGCTAACAATACTGGAAGTCAGGGTGCAGGAGGAGGAGGAGGGGCTGGAGGAGCAGGACAAAATTTTAACGGGCAAACAGGAGGAAGCGGAGGAGCTGGAAGAATTTCATCAATAACAGGAATTATGTATTGCTGTGGAGGGGGTGGTGGAGGAAGAGGGGGCGGAGGAGGCGGTAATGGAAGAATTGATTGTCCTGGTGTTAGTATTGGAGGTATAGGCGCTCCTCCTAATACTAATGGTGGTAATGGAGGTTCCTATGGAAGCGGAGGAGGAGGTTCATGTACAGATTTAGCAGGAAACAGAACGGGTGGTTCGGGAAGCGGGGGTGTTGTTGTTTTAAAAGTACCAGAAAATTTTACAGCTACTTTTAGTAGCGGAATAGTGCAGACAAATTACCCTTCACTAGGGTATAAAATATATACAATTGGGACAGCAGGTATTACAGATACTGTAACTTTTAATTAATATGGCTGATGTAACAATATCACAGTTAACTCAAGGTACTCCTACAGGCAATAGCTCTATTCCTTTTAGTACTGGTAGCTCTACATTAGCAGTTCCTGCTTCTGCTATACTTCAAAATGTAGGTAATGTAGGTATAGGAACTACACCTGATAATAATGCAAAGCTTACTGTTAGAATAAAAGATATTAGATCTGCAGGGAATACTTCTCTAGATGGTATTTCTATAGTTAGATCAGATAATGCTGGAACTCCTTCAGGTATATTTTTTGGGCAAGATACTGATACAAGTTCAGATTTATACTGGGAGAATATGGTATTTAATATGAATGGAGGGGGATCTAATTTTGTATTCAGAGTAGGAAATCAGACGTTGCTTAAAATAAAGAAAACAGGCGAGCTAGTTCACCCTGGGGTGGCAAAAGCTTGGGTAAATTTCAGTGGGATAAGAGATACTTCCGGAGCTGTAACAACATCTAATACAGATAGACTTATAAGAGCAAGCTATAATGTTTCAAGAGTAGCAAAGACAGCAAATGGAAACTATACAATTTATTTTACAACTCCTATGTCAGATGCAAATTATGTATGGCACGGAACTGCTGGCAAAACTTCTAGTAGAGATACTTTTGTAGAACCTATACCTGATACCCCTAGTACTGGAAACATGTTATCTACATCTAGTTTTTCGATTCAAGTATGGAATGCATTCCCCGGATATAACGGTGTTTCAGACGAACCTGTTGTAATGCTAACTGTATTTGGAAATTAAAGCACAACACATAAAAAAGCTTGACTATATTAGTAAAGTCACCTAACATATAGGAAATGAACATACAACTGCCGGTGTTACAGAAAGTAACTCTGGAATCGGGAACAAGATATTACGTTACACCTGACGGTACTAAATACCCTTCAGTCACAACCGTTATATCTAAACGTAAAAAAGAACAATTAAAGAGATGGCGCGAACAGGTTGGAGAAGAAGTAGCCAAAGAGATTAGTAAAGCGGCTACTATTCGCGGTAACTCCTTTCATAATAATTGTGAACAGTATCTCAAGAAAGAACCTATCACTGAAAGTATTGGAGAGATGTTTAATAGGTTTACCCCTTTATTAGATAAGATATCTGATATTATTTGTCTTGAACAACATTTATATTCCAATGAGTTACGTGTTGCCGGTCAGGTTGATTGTATTGGAAAGTATGAAGGAAAGTCTTCTATTATAGACTTTAAGACTAGCTCAAAGCTTAAGAAGAAAGAGTTTATATGGGATTATTTTATGCAGGCTACAGCTTATAGTTACATGTTTGAAGAGCGAACAGGTATTGCTATTTCAGATTTAACTATTCTTATTACTTGTGAGACCGGTGAGGTTCAAGTGTTTCAAGATAAGCGAGAGAATTGGCTAGAGAAGTTTAAAGAATTAAGAGAAGAATATCATAAAGAAGTTGAACTATTATCTTCGTCCAACGATAATAAGAAAATGAGCGATAGAGTTACTTCAAAATGGACTAAGTCAGTAATCGGCGCGTTTGGTGATAAACCTAATGTTCGTAAGGGTGTTAGAGCTGAAGAGCTTGTTCATTCATATCTTAAGCGCACTTATAATGAAGTAACTTGGTTTCATGATAGGCGCGATAAACAGTTACAAGGTATTGATTTTGAATTCAAAAAAGATTCGTGGAAGTATAGTTATACTGCCGATGTAAAAGGTAATATGAATAACTATATCTTCTTTGTATATCCAGATGAAATTAAAGATAAGGTAAATCATCGTATGATACATGTAGATACAGATACAGGATTAGCTGTAGAGTATGATAGAAAGGCTATGTTAAATTATCTAGAAAATAAACCAGATCTTATTCAGACTGATAAGAATAATAATCGGTATGTAATGTTTGATATTCGTAATCATTCACTCCAGCGCCGTATAAATCATTTCAGACCTTTTAAAATAAGAGTTGCCTAAATTCTAAATTCCAATATACTAGATGTATGAAAGTTAAGACATCAAACTTACCAGAAGAGAAGCCGTTTGTAGGTCAGCATGTTACAGAGTTTCATTATACTGATCGAGATGCTTGGGAAGTTGTTGAGATTATTAGCCCTCGAAGGATTAAGATTCGCGAGCTCGATGCTGAATGTACGCGAAAACCTAAAGACTTTCATCCCGGAGGCTTTTGCGGGCATTATTCTGATAATCATGATCAAGAATATAAATTAACTTCTAATCCTAATAACAAAGTTAAAGTTCTTAGCTGGAGAAATAAAGCCAAGAGGTGGTGTGAGGTTGGACAGCAAACCCAATATAGTCGGTTTGGTCTTCATCAGAAAGGCGAACAAGCCACTTATTTTTATGATTACAACTTCTAAAGTAAAAGCATATATCGATGCGGGTCATGACAACTATGAAGTGGCACGATGGCTATTAAATCTAGAAATTAATAAACACTGTCCTCTTTCTATTGATGACCTTCCTGATACTGTAACTGTTGCTAGTGAGATAGAAGCTATTGTAGAATGTCTTGATAGCGGAGAATACGAAGACGCTATTAATATTGCAATAGATGGAGCTCAATTAATTTTAGAAGATGAAGGGTTTGAACTAAATAATGATGGTGAGGAAGTTTATTGAACTATTGGTAAGTTGTTTATTATTTGTAGCTGTAATTATTTTAAAAATATATAACAAGTATCAGGATCATAAGTTTGAAAAAAATTACAAAAGAAGACGTTACAGACGTAATAGATAGATGTTTTATTACAAAATATAATAATCTGTTCAGTACATTTCTTCAAAAGCTTTCTCCTCATACCAGAGACCTTATACGAAAGAATAAAGAGCTTGATGAGCTGTTCGATATGTTTTTGGATTTTATTTTAGACTCCTCACAACATCTTGACTATAAAGAAGCAAAGGAGAAGGAATCTGAATTATCTGATAAATAATAATGTGCTTTGGCGTTTATATGACATTAAGTATGAATCCAATAGAACAGATCTTCCAACAGAAATAATTGTTGATTTAACCAAATTTTCATGGTTTGATGAGATACCTGTAGGTTTTGGTAATTTTAATAGCAAGGCTAGTAGGGCTGTAAAAGATATAACAGGATGTAACTCTTTGAGTTGTAAAGTAGATATTGTTCGTAAAAATAATGTTGCCTGATTTTTAGCTTCCTCTATAATATAGGTATGATGAAAAACAAAGCCAACAAAGTTAGTTTGCTAGTATATATTAAAAAGCAGTACCGTTATAGTACACAAGAAGAGCGTTTAGGTATTCTTGCTGATAAGCTTGGAGGTAAGGAGGTTGGAGGTGGTACTTGTCTTGCTACCGGAAAGCGCGATAAACAGTATTATTTCAACTCTGAGAAAGATGCCAAAACGTTTCTCTCATACCCCACAGTTAAACAAATTATTTTAAAGGAGTATGACCTTGTTAATATCGATCAACACGGTCTTGCAATAGTAAAATGACATACGCCAGACTTCGTGATATTTTAAACACTATGGAAAGAGATGAGCTTGACCAAGAAGCTGTATACCTGGTTCATGGTAAGATAGAGCGTATCGAACAAATAGAATCATTTAGAGGAGACAAAGTATTTGCTTCTCGTTTTGGGGGTCAGCCTCATCAAATTTTTCTTACAAGCTTTAAGGAGTTTTAATATGATAGATACTGAAACAAAATTACCTTCCTTAAACGAATTTTGGAAGAAGCTTCGCAATCATGATTGGACTTATGAGTATTCAGATGATGGAAGTGTGTGGCGTAGAGGTCAACAGCAATTTGATGAAATTCAAAGTGTAGTTAAAAATGGTTCTATCGAGCATAAAGAACTTTTTAATCAATATAGCGAGTATGCATGGGGACGTTCCAAGGAGCAGCCTTTAATGCCGATGCGAACAAAGGAAGAGCAGAATGCAGATAGAGAAATGCTTATAGTTATTGCTGATAAGCTTCAAGAAATTGTTCAAGAGGTTTATCTACTAGAAAAAGATCAAATTATTTCAGCTGAACAGCTTTGGAAATTTGTTAACCCTGCATCAAGCATTCTCTATAAAATTTTTGAGCTAGCTCAAGAAAAGAATGAAGGGGCTATGAAAGATACTGTAGCTACTAAAGGTTATAAAAAAATTCAAGAGCAGCTGGCACCCTATTGTAAAAGATAGTATAATAAGAATAGGAGAGAGGCAGACAACATTTGCGTTGGCTGAATAGGTTAGACCTCTTGCGCGCTAGGCACATAGCATAGAAGGCGAAGACCTAAGTTTCTAATCGTTCCTCTTCTCTTGATTTTTTTTAACTTACATTTATATTTAAACTATGAAAAAGACCAAGACGTTGCCAAAGATTAAAGTAGGCCATTTTAGACCTGTAAAATATTATGAGGCTGATATTACAGGTCCAGACGAATATATTGCTCAAATAACTGATTTAGGCCGTAAGGTTGCAACTAATGACCAGTTTTTTAACATTGGTATTAACTATGTTATTACTAATGCAGTTAATGGTCAATTTGAGCTTACTTCTGTAGATAAGAAGAAGAAAAAGAAGAAGTGAGATTAAAGAAAAAGCTTTTAATAGATCCACCTTCGGGGTGGATGTATGGATTTCCTGATTACTGGATTGAGGAAGACCACGGATCCATAGAAGACTTTCTTCGTTTAAAAAAGTATCCAGAAAAAGATATTAAGTTTGCATTACAGCATATGAGAGTACTTGGAGAGGAGAAGGAAAATGGCAGTTAAATTTACATTAACAGGTGAGCATTTACCTTATGGTGAATTACAGTCTGCAGAGACTAATAATTGGGTTCAAAGTAAAATTACTCATGAATTTACAGCAGAAACTTTGGATGAAGTCTTACCACAAATAAAAGCATTCTTGCTAGGATTACAATATAATCCGGAAGGTGATCTGGAGTTTGTTAATAATTATCCAGAAGAATCTCTTAAATGGGGCTCATATTCTGGTGGTAGCAACACACCTCTTGTTCATGCTAAAGATATAAAACATTCTACTACTAAAGGCAATAGTGAATAATACTCTTATAGATACTTGGTTTACTGTAGATCAATTGGTAACAATTAGGTCTTCTTTAAAAGAATATTACTATTATTGTTCTTCAGATGCCCAGTTAGAGCTTACACCTATCTTAGAGCACTTAGATCATCTTATTAAACATTATAATTATAAATGAGCATAAACCCAAAAAACAAAATAGATAAATTTATATTAGAAGCTGTACAACAAATGTTTAAAGCTATTGGAGAGAAATATACTCCAGAGTTTGTATTGGACAAAACCTGGTTTCAAAAGAAACAATGGGATGTGCAGCAAGAGAAGAAGTTTAAGAAGTGGTTTATTAGTACAGCTAGAAAGCGCTTAGGCTGGAATAAGGCTCTGAGTGAGAAAGAATATAGCTGGTTTAACTTGATGTGGGGGTGGAGTTATAAGGATGAAACAAGAGCTAGAAAACAAACTGTATGAGATATGCAATAACTAAAACTTATGATGCAGATATGGACAATCCATACATAAACAAAGTACCTAGTTTTAATGTTATTGATCTAAAGAACGGTCTTCAGGTCATGGATACATTTTATACTCAAGAAGCTGCTGAAAGATACTTAAGTAACATTATTGATGAAACAAGAACTAGAACAAAAACTGTATAACGATTTTCCTAAGCTCTTTCGTCAGAAAGACTTGGATAAAATGCAAACATGTATGTGTTGGGGTATAGACACTCCTGATGAATGGTTTGATGTTATATATAAAGCATGTAATTTAATACAAGAGCATTGTGATAGCATTGAAGGACAAATTGAATTTACTCAGATAAAAGAGAAGTTTGGTCAATTAAGAATGTATTGTTCGGGGTATGATTCTTATATAAATGGGGTTATTGACATGGCCAATGAGATGGTTGCAGATGATAATTTTAAATTAAGACAGTTTAATGAGTGATAAGCAATTAGAAAGCGCTTGGAAAGTAAAGTTCCCTTTTTGGTTTTGGGGTAAACTTCCTCTTAATTTAAAATATGAAATATTTCTTTTTCATAAGCTAAGAGAGTGGAGAGATGGTATGTCTTTCTTCGAATTAATTATTAATTTAGACAGATATGACAAGTTTGAATATATAAAATTTAAAGATAACCCTACATTTAATTTTCATTTAATTGTCTTGAACTTTACAATAATTCAGGTAGAAATTTATAAAAGAAAAAATGACTAATAGTGAACTTCATAATGAATTAATGCATGTTGTAGTAAGGCTCCCTAAAGACTATGAGCCCTATGGAAATGTAAAAAGATGGGAAGATCCTAATAAAAGTTATCCAGATTGTTCTATGGGTTGTAAGTATTATAGACCTTTAGAAGGAGAGTTAGGACAAGACTGGGGTATTTGTGTTAACCGCAACAATTATAGGTTTGGATTTTTAACATTTGAACACCAATCAGGAGCTGAATGTTATGAGCCGTCCTGATCACGTTATAGAAGATAGAGCTTCTCAAAGCTATCTGGCAGAATATGGTGCGCCAAAGCTCGAGTTAGAAAATATTCATCAATTTAAAAACGATACACAAAATAATCTTAATAACAAAATTAAAGCCCGGCTGGGCGATTTACAAAGAGAATATAAAGAACTAGAAGATCTTTATCATTACAATATAATGGTTGATGGATTTGAACACAATTTTATACCAGTAGCAGGGCACACATATTTTCTCTATGACTATGAGGGGAAAAAATTCATGAGCCTAATTGAACCAGAACAGTTTTTATTATGTAAGGATAGCTTTGTAGGTAAATGTCGTTACAATGGTTTAGGGTTCTTTGAAAAGGCTTGACCTTTTTTAATTTTTATTTTATAATATCTTCATGAAACATAAGACGTTTGAATTGTTTGTTGTAATACTTGGTGTTATAGCAAATATTGTTCTTATAGTGAATGCTATACATCATTGGTAAGAAAAGCTTGACTATAGCCTATATTCATTCATAATTTGAGCATGATGAAAAAGAAAGATACATTTGTTAAAGATTGGGAGGAGTGGGCAAAAATGATGAATGGTTTGCCTGCTGTAATACGAGTTAACTGCAGGTCTGCTGGTGCTTATAGCATTGCGAAGAGCGGAATGCTTCCCGAGGGTTGTGGTATTAGCTCCTCAGACATAAATCATGAACTGTTTAGCATATGGAAAGATTGCGGTAAAGACTTCTCTAAATTTGTTGCTGAAATTGTGGAGTTACTAAGTAGCCGTGAAAGAATGGAGCAGTTACTAGCATGAATGATCGTATTCGTAAAGTACTCTTTATCTGGACTATCCTTCTAGGAATTTTTAGCTGGATTGTTATAATTGGAGGAGGCACAATAGCTTATCACCTTCTTAAGAAATGACCACCAGAGAAGCAAAAAACATATTAAAAAGAATAGACAATAATCCTGATCTAGCCGATCAGTTTACAGAAGAAGAGATAGAAAAACTAGAAAAACTAGCAGCAAAAAAAGCTTGATCAAAATATATATTCCTCTACAATATTAGTATGATGACAGAACAAAGCATTGACAATAACGTGTTTGATCGTATTCACGATAAAGACTTTACTTTTGATGTACACGATACTGCCAATTTGATTAGGTTTCCTAAAGGTAAGCTTCAAGCAAATGTAAGTTTTCGGTCCAGGTATTCTGATCGCCGTTCAACCAAGAATAATTTTCTATTCGTTTCAGGAACGCGCGATCCTCACGAACTTGATACTTCTCATAACTATTATCATATCAAACTTGCTCCTGGCCCTCAAGGTAAAGATCTAGAATTGGATAAAGAATGGAAAATCTATAACCGAAAAGAGGTTAAGATTATGAATATGTATCTCAATATTCTTAGCTCTGAGATTGAGTATAGGGCTAAGACTGTTGATAGCGAGACTACCTGGGATATGCCTGGTTTCTATATGACACTGTCTGAGTGGTTGAATAAGAGCGGGTTTTATAACAGAACGTTTAGCCCTTACGCTGGTTGTTCAATGTGCAAATGCTCTCCAGGCTTTAGGATTAAAAATATACATCCAAGCATTAAGAATGTTGCTATGTATGTTGATTTCAAGGAGATTGAATAATATGGGGTACAGCGATAGAATGTATGAGGAGGCTCTTGTGAGTCTTAGAGAAGAAAACGATAAGCTTGAAAAGACGGTAGCTAGTCTAGAAAAGCTTATTAATTCTTTTATTAATGAATATGAATACAGCAAGAGGGGTAAGAAGAAGAAATGAGCGCTTATATCTATAAGTTAATTAGCCCTAAGAAGTTTACTTGGATGAATATTCAGTTTGAGACGAATGGACTGGCTGAAACCAAAAAAGTCTATCACTTAAAGTTTTGGTATAAGCCTTATAGTAATATGGAAGATAATAGCAAGCTTCAAAAGCAATTATCTAAAGAAGAGAAGAAGACTAAAGAGCTTTTTAAAAATGTAAAGGTTGAATATGCTATTCTTACATTTGGATGGGACAAGGGCAAGGGGGGTATCAGTAAACCTTTTAATCATGGTGAATATTTTGGATGCTGGCAAGTAGTTAATTGGAATAAGCTAAGACGAAATGGTGAAATTATTGATTTGGATGATGCTTGGTTAGGTAATTGTAACCGTATTTGTTTTAATGATGAGGCTTTCGATAATATATATCACAAAGCGTTTCTTGCTTCTAAGGAAGATATTGTAGATGAGGTGACTAGCTGTGCCTAGAATGTATCAAAAGAAGAAGTTTACTGGTAAAAGGCTCAAGGGCTGTAAGTATGAATACTCTACTTGGATGGGCAGTGATTTGGGATGGGTAGATACTTTTAGGGATGTAAGAGGAGAAAAAGCTCTTACAGCTTATTATAAAGCTCGTGCTGACTATGAAGAGAGAGACTTTCAACGCAAGATGGGTAAGTGGAATCTTACTACAAAAAGACTTGCATGTAAAAAGTGAGGCTAATATACTAGTAAAATGAAATTTACATTTGAAATGTATGAGTTTGGTAATCGAGGCAGAGTGTTTCTCGGATATAAAAACGTTACAGCTGCTAGTAATGAAGAAGCATTTGTAGTTGCTAGCACAAATCTTCCTGAGAACGTAAAGCTCGAGCAGATTTACGTTCCTCAAGAGCTGTAAAATGTGGGACCCAATTAGCACTTTTTTGTGCATGTGGATACTAAATATCAATATGCCTAAAGCTCGGTTATCTGTTGATGAAGTTATTAAAGTAAAAGAAGAGCAATTGGTAATTGATACTATGATTAAGTCGACAGAATTAAGGACAGGAATCTAATGTCTGTTTATAGGGTAGTCGAAGTGTATGATGGGCGGTTACCCGAATATCAAGTTATAAAAATAAATCATAATCATAATCAAACGATTCTTAAATCATTTGACTCATATGAAGAAGCAGAAAAGTTCTGCAAAGAGCAAGTAGAAGATAAAGATATTTTACCCTGCGGTGAAGAAGATCCGTGCTACTTCCAAGATTAAAAATAAATCTTGATTACAATTTAAATACTCTCTATATTAAATTTATGAATATGACAAATTGTACTGTCAATATGGTTTTGACATCTATCGTTAATAACAAAACTATTCTTAAAAAAATAGTATCTGACATTAAAAAACGATTCAAAGTTGATGTAGATGAAGAAAAACTTCAAGCTTTTCTTAATACGGTTGAAGTAGAAGTTAAACAAAATATCACACTAGTGTGAAAAAGATAAAAGAGTTTTTCTTTATAGCTACTAAAACATTTGTTAATGATTGCTCTTTAGGATTATTTCTTATATCATTAGGCTTCTTAGGAGGGATGTGTTTTACAATATTATGCAAATTTTTTCAAAGCTTTTTACATTTCTAAATCCTTTTAGCGTTAGCTCACATAAAGGAGTTTATTCTGTTGGACCTAATAATTTTGCAGAGCTTCTAAAACAATTTGATGCTCCTAAAAAAGAGAAAACCAACGAAGATATTATCAGGGATTATCAAATTAAAGAGACTTTAGCTGCACTGGAGGTTGATATGCTTAAGATGGACCCTCCTAATGTATATAAAGGCTCGCAGACTTTTTATGATAAAGAAGGTAATAAGTTTTTTGATTGGGTTCCTTGCATAACAAGACCAGAGGTGGTATACTGTTCTTATGGCAAAAATTAATAAAGCTTCTAGAGAAAATATTTGGCAGGTTCGTATTGATGTAGATGATCCCGATTGTAAGTGGAATATTAACCCAACCTCTTCATATTATAAAATTATTAAAGCTAATAATGAAAATGCTGCTATTCGAGGCGCAGCAAATTATTGTACCAGACAAATGCATAGCTTTCCTGGAGTACATTTTAAGTATTCTACGAAAGATGTAAAACCATATTATTGTAATATATATGAGAATAATATTGTCGGAGAAGACAATACTGGAATAAAGAGAGTTAAGATATAAATTATTTTATGAATCTTGACTTATCACTAGAAGAAGTAAATATTATTTTGTCTGCGTTAGGAAAGGCCCCCTATGAAGCGGTCTTTGAAGTTGTTAATAAAATAAAATCACAAGCACTTCCGCAATTGAAACAAAAGACATCGGAACAGCCAGAAGTTAAGCCTGCTTAACATCCGCTTATAATAGAATCTACTCTCTGTTTTGCGCTTATTAAGGTTTTTGCTGACCCTATAATTCTATTCTCTTTTAAATCTAGAATATAGAAATATCCTTTTTTCTCTACTATATTATATTGCTCATACAAAATACCGTCCAGAGGGTTAGCATTGCATTCGATTAGATATCTATTTATAATATCGTTAAACGGCATATAATTATTTATTTGCTATTGTATTAATGTATTTTAAATAAATTAATGGAAAAAAAAGATTTAACAACATGTACTAAAGAGAGATGGCTACAAGCCCAAAATTGTGAGCTTAGAGCTTGGTTGGGATCTCCCAAAAACTGTGAGGATTGGAATTCATGGTGGTTCAATAAATTTAAAAGTTTTGAATATTTAAAAGGTCGTAATTTTTCTACCTATTTAGAAGTTGGATGTGGTCCGTATGCTAGAAATACTGAGTATTTTTGTCATTTATTTCCTCAAGTTAAAGAAGTTACTTTAAGCGATCCTCTTCTTAAAGAATATATTGCGGTCGACCATCCCCCTTTTAATGTTAGGTCAGTTATTAGCAAGAAGAATGCAAAGACGATCTATTCCTCTCTAGAAGATATAGATACATCTACTCAGTATGATGTTGTATTAAGTATTAACGTTCTTCCTCACGTAAAGGATGCTCATTTATGTATGGATAATTTAAATAAGCTTCTCAATAAGGATGGTATTTTAATTATTGGAGAGGATCTAGTATGTGAGGAAGATCTTGACAAACATGAGGACTTAAGAACAGATGTAGGGCATCCTATAAAGCTGAATCATAACTTCTTTAAGGAGAAGCTAAAAGATTATAACCATATCTATAATGCAATATTATCTAGGGAAGATAGTAGAGCTCCTAATTGGTATTACGGTACTCTTCTCTATGTAGGTCAGAAAAAAGCTTGACGTAATCTTAAATTCCGTTATACTTCATCGTATGACAATTACAGAATATTACAAAGGTATACAAAAGAACGGCTCGTACGAACAGTATCGAGTTCTTCGCAACTTCGCCACAGCTAACAGAGGAAAAAAGCCCTCTAAACTAATGAATACTATGCGTATTCTAAATGTTGGAGATGCTTTTGTTTACCCTTACCCTTCCATTTCATGTGTTTATAGGAGCGCTAAACAGCTTGGAATTACTGTTGAGACGCAATCTCTTGACGCTGGTTATTTGGTAATTCGGGTTGGATAATTACGGAGGCCGACAGTTATTGAGTACAGACGGTGCAGTCATGGTTTCCATGCAACGCGACCGCTCCCGGGCTCATGAGGGTAAGCTAGTTCCCCAAAAGTAACTAGTCATCATCGTAGTTTCCGGTTCTACGTTAAAAAACCGGATCTTTTTTTCTTTATTTCAAATACATTCTGCATTATTAAATGATCATCTCTCGGAGAAGATTGCCAAGCCTTACATCTAATAAGAAATTTATTTTTATAGTCCTCTTCATTCATATTCTCTAGTCCATTGCATCCGGTATCAGATGAAAACCATATATCATGTCTAGGAACATTATTTTGAAAAATAATTCCTAGTTCATGTATCATTAAAGATATAATAACATCATCTTCATTTCCAGGTATTCCTAATTTATGTATAAAGTGAGGCCTAGAGTCTATAAGATTAATAATACTTTCGATAACATCTCTTGAAAGAGTAAACCCACACCCAGCTATAAAACAATTCTTATTAGGGTCTAAATAATTCCACTTAGGAACCAAATTACCTGCAACAAATTTTTCTTTAGGTTTGTCTTTTAAAAAGTTTTTAAGATTTTCTATATCTAAATAGGAACTTGCATTAATTCTATACAAATAATCAAATTCTTTATGTTTTAAAATATACCTAAAAAATTCTATATTTTTATATATAATATTAACATAATCATCGTTTGCGTTAACAAAAATATTACCATCTCTTTCCTCCGGTTCCCTATTAGGAACTCCATAAAAATAAACAATTTCTACATCACTATAACTCTTTGATGCCCACGTCTTTAAAATACCTTCTCTTTTAACCATTTCATATAAACCATCTGTTGCCTCTAAACAAGATAGAACTCCAACCAATATTTTCACTTGAATATTTATAACTTTCCTTTTTAATACAAGAACCACAAAACATATTAAACATATAAAAAAAATTATCTTGACTAAAATTCAAATTCCCTTATACTAAATGTATGAACATTAAAGTAGGCAGTACGACATTTCAGAATGTATCGCAAGTAACTATCCCCGATATTTACTATCGTAGGATGAAATGCGGAAACGAAAAGCTTGATGCGGCTTTTGGTGATGGTATTCTTCCAGGATCTTCAATCACTTTAACTGCTCGTGCAGGTATGGGTAAGACAACTTTCGTTCTTCAGTTACTCGAACTGTTGAACGGTCAAGGTCATAGGGTTGGATATTGTTCCTCCGAGGAAAGTGTAGCCCAGCTTGCAATGGCTTGTAAAAGACTCCAGGTTAATAATATTCAAGTCTGTAACGAGAGTGAGGTAGATACTATCTCGAAGTATATGGAAGATCTTGACGTTATTGTTGTAGATAGTTTTCAAGGTCTTGTTAAGGGTAGTAAGAGGGGTAGAGAGCTAGAGAAGTATTGTATTGAAAAGCTCGTTGTTCGTGCTAAGGAGACGGAATGTGCGGTTATTCTTATCTGTCATAACACTAAGGCTGGAGGTATTAAGGGTAGTTCTCTTATTATTCATGCTGTAGATGTTAATGTATCAATTCATCAGATTAAAGACGCTGATATAAACGCTCGTTGTATTCGTTTTGATAAAAACCGCTTTGGTCCGGCGACAGACATTGAATGTTTTATCGAGTATTCGGGTTATGACTTTGATAAAGAAGTTGTAGTTTCTGATAGTGTAGATGATAAGCCCACTAAAGCTGATAAAAAGAAAGATCAAAGAGATCAAATTCTTAAGCTTAAGAATATTACTCTCCCTGAGGTTAGCAAGACTCTAAGTATTGATTCTACTCGAGCGGCATTTCTTCTTCGTGAGCTATGTAATGAGCTTAAGCTTATCAAGCAAGGTAGAGGGTTAGAAGCAAAATATATTAAACCTGATATTAAAGTTTCTAACAATGGATAAAAAGCAAATTACCCTTTACTTTTCCGGAGAACAATACCATTATTGGTTTTACCCTCAGCAAAAAAAAGTATGTACAATAGATTTTCCCGATATTCCTGTTGAGAAGCTTATCTTAAAATGCGGTAAGGCAATTAATCACGACACTCTCGTTCAGATTATTGAATATAAAATAAAGGAAATAGATTCATTATATGAAAGTTTTTCTTGAAGATCTAATTAAAACATTTCTCTATTTCACCTTATCCGGTGTTTATAGCTTACTATCTACATCTTTAATTGTAATATCTAAAGTACTTTACTTTATAACAACTACATCTTATAGTATAGCTTCTAACGTTCTGGCTGATTTAAATATGATATCTTTAATTATAAAGCAAAGTATGTATGAATGTACGCGTGATGTGAGTTTAATATGTTCGAAATATCTTCTTAAGCTAGCAGAATATTGCTCACAAGAATCTGAAAAAAATATTAATAAGATCTGGTGATCAATCTCTATAAGTTTCGCCCATATTTCTAGCTCTATATACCATTAGCTTCTTCTCTGTTGCATATACATTACATTTGGCTTCAATACAACATATTCCAAAGCTTCCATCTTCAGCCCATCTCATATTCTCATGATACCTTACACCTTTATCCCAAAATACCTTTTTAACATTTAGTGCTACTGGTCCTTGCGCTATAACATACTTACCTTTTATTGCAGGATGACCATGAGCATACTCTTTTATAGGATAAATCTCACCTAGCTCTTTAAATTCTTCAAACCTCACATAACACCATTCATAGTTAGTATAAAAAACATCTACGTTTAAATCTTCAAAAGCTTTGCAGGTAAACTCTATTCTTTGAGGATGTACATAATCATCTCCCCCATCGAAGAACATTATGTACTCTGTCTTACAAGCTGAAAGCGCAAGGTTTCTTACACCTCCAGGAAGCATTGTCCATTCAAAATGATTAACATAGTCTACCGGAACATCCTTTCCTTTTAATGTTAATACCTTGGGTATGGTATCAAGCTGTTCTTGTGTCAGACCGCTGCTAGCAATTAATATTCTATCGGGTGCTTTAGTCTGCTGCTTTAAGTGTAGTAATTGTATTGTATGGCTCTGAAAATCAGAAGGACAATATGTTAAGCAATAGGTGAGCATTCTTTACACTCCTCAAAATTTTCGCTTAAAGTATGAGCCTTATATACCATTAACTTCTTTTCTGTTGCATATAGACCGCATCCTTTTAGAAGACATTCTATTCCAAAGCTGCAATCTTCAGCCATTCTCATTTCTTCAGAAAATCTTAATCCCCTTTTCCAAAAAACTTCATCTACATTAATAGCTACATGCCCCTTAGTTATAGGCTCTTTAGAAATAAGCTGACAATGTCCTCGAGGAAAATCTGTTATCTGATATATGTCTCCTAAATCTTTAAACATTTCAAATTTTATGTGACTAAAAAAGAAGTTTGTGTAAAACAAATCTACACCCTTTATTTGAAACGCTTTGTAAGTGAACTCAATTCTCTGGGGGTGAACATAATCATTGCCTCCGTCAAAAAACATTATAAATTTTGTCCTACAAGCTGACATTGCCTGGTTTCTAGCACCCCCTGGAAGAAGCCAGTCTCTATTGTTTATATAGTCAACAGGCACCTCCTTGTCTTTTATAGTTATAGTATTAGGTATAGTATCTAGTATAGCTGACGAAATATTACTACATGATATTAACACCCTTTCTGGGGCCATAGTTTGTTTTTCCAGATGCTTTAATTGCGGTACAACATAGTTTATATCCAGAGGGCAGTATGTTAAACAATATGTGAGCACATTATTATTTATTGAAAAAAATAAATAGTGAACTAAATAAAATTATGAATAAAGCCGAAAAATTTGTAGGAGAGTTCTTATCATTTTATAATAATGCACACATCTACCCTGATGTAGTTTTTAACATTGAATTGGATAAGCTCTATTCTAAAGCTGCTTATATAAATAGACATAAGATTAAAGAAGAGTATGTCAAGGCTGTTAAGAAAGCAAAGACGCTTCAAGTCAAGAAAGAGAAGGTTATTCCTACCCCAGACATTAAAACATTTAAGAAGCGCAATGGAAAAAAGTGATTGGATTAAGATTACTTTTTATACACTAATATATTGGCTTAGTGTTGGAGTTATTTGGATAATTTTAGATCATCTAACAAAATGAAAGTTATAGATAACATTCCTTACTTAAATGAAGATAAAATGCTTAATTTTAGACTTCATGAATTAAATGATATTGTAGATTATTTTAATATAGTTGAAGGAGAGTATACACATCAGGGAAATAAAAAAGAATTAAATTTTAATATTAAAAATTTTGAAAAATTTAAAGATAAAATTATCTATAATGTTAATTCATCCTGTAATGAAAATACTTGGGTAAATGAAGCAGCTTCAAGAAACCATTTGATCAATGGATTGAAAGACATTCAGCTAGAGGATAATGATATTATACTTCACGGAGATCTAGATGAAATACCGGATGTTGATTTGTTGAGAGAGACAATAAAAAACTATAATAATGAGGTAGGCTATGTATTTGATCATCATTTTTATTATTATAATATAAAAACGAGAAACATTACTAGAAACTTTAGAGGTCTAGTTTTTACTAATTATAAAAATTTTAAAGAAACATTTAATTGTTTTAATAATTTGCGCGAATCTAGATATGCTCCCAATTTAAAAGTAATTTCAGGGGGGTGGCATTTTTCTTATTTTGGAGACTACAAACAAATTGAAGAAAAAATAAAAAGTTTTGCACATTCAGAATTTAATAACTACAACTATTACAATAGTGATCATTTAAAGTACTGTATAGAGCAAGGACTAGACTTATATTATACCTCAGGAATAAGAAATGAGATGTTTAGAATTGTTACAAATGAAACATATTACCCTAAAAACGTTCATCTTCTAATTCAGTAATATGCTTATAGATTATTATTATTTAAAGAATGCTTGGAACATACATCCTAAGGGAGTCATTCACGTGGGGGCTCATGTCGGCCAAGAGCTTCACGTATACTCTAGAGATACAGATATTAAAAAAATAATATTTTTTGAAGTAAGCCCTTCTATATATTCTGAGCTTAAAGTAAATTTAGATAACTTTATGAAAAGTAAGCCGATGCACCTAGAGACAATATTATCATATAATTTTGGACTTGGATCAAGCGAAGAGGATAAAGAGCTTTATCTAGCTTCTAACGGAGAAAGCAGCTCTCTGTTAAAGCCCTTGCTTCATTTAGAAAAGCATTCATGGGTTTCATTTCCTAGAAAAGAGCAGGTAGAGATAAAAACTCTTGATTCATTTAAAATTCAAGATTGTGATTTTATGAATATTGATGTTCAGGGGTATGAGCTAGAGGTATTAAAGGGAGCTAGAGAAACGCTAAGCCATATTAATTGGATATATCTTGAAGTTAATAGTGATTATCTTTATGAAAATTGCGCACTAGTAAGCGAGATTGATGATTTTCTTTTAGCATTTAATTTTAAAAGAGAAGAAACTAAATGGGTTGACCATTGTAATTGGGGGGATGCTTTTTATAGAAAAATTTTATGAAAACACATTTTGTATTGCCTTATAAAGAAGAAGATATCTGTTACAAACACGCTCTAGAAGCTTTTTTAGATCCTTTTAGAGAATATTTAAATAAAAATTTAGAAAACTATGAAATTATAATTGTAGAACAAATGACAGGCCCTACACGTAATGGAAAAACGCTTTTCAATTTAGGAAGAAATATTAATATAGGGTTTGATATTTTTTCTAAAGATATGAAAGATGACGACATCTTTATCTTTCATCCTGTAGACATTATTCCTTTGGACACCGATTATAAGATAAACAAAACTACAAAATTTTGCAGCAAGACATATCACGAATTTTATTATAAAGCTGTAGGGTTCCCTGTTTCTGTATATAAACAGGTAAACGGTTTTTCAAATAAAATCTGGGGATGGGGGCAAGAGGATGATGAAATGTTTAAGAGATGGGAGCTTCAAAATATTCAATTTGATACAGTTACAAATAATTATAAAGAGCTTCTTCCCAATTCCTTGCTTCATGATCAATGTCTTCTTATTGAAAATACTGCATTTGTTAGAGAGCTTGTTCAAGCACAAACTTGTATGATATCTGGATTAAATGATTTAAAATATAAAATATTAAATACTCTTGATTATAATGGAGTAAAAAGACATCAAATATCATGAACAAAATATTATTATTAGGCGGAAATGGATATGTAGGTAGCTTTCTTCGTCATAAATTATCGGAAAAATATTCAATAGAAAATGTAGATTTAAATTGGTTTACCCCATCTAATGACTCTTCGCTTGATTTTAATCAACTAGAAGAAAGTTTTATACAACAATTTGATTCTATTATTCTTCTAGCGGGTCATAGTTCAGTTAAGATGTGTGACGGTAATATAAATTCATCATTTAATAATAACGTTCGAAATTTTGTAAATCTTTTAAATAAAATTACTTTTAATCAAAAATTTATATATGCAAGTAGTTCTAGTGTTTATGGTAATACTCAAGCCAGTAGTGTAAATGAAGAGTATAGTGAATTCATACCTAATAACCCGTACGATTTAAGTAAGCAGGTAATCGATCTTTATGCCTCACAATCTGGTAAACAATATTATGGCTTAAGATTGGGCACCGTCAACGGGTGGTCGCCGCATCTTAGAGTTGATTTAATGATAAATTCTATGGTCAATTCTGCATTATCAGATAATCATATAAAGCTTTATGTAAAAGATATAATGCGCCCTATCTTAGGAATAAATGATTTAAGTAGAGCTATAGATAAAATTTTAGTATCTAATAAGGATAATAGAGGCATCTACAATCTTGCCTCATTTAATAGCACAAGCGGTCAAATTGCACAAGAGGTGGGAACCACCCTTCAAGTACCTGTTCAAGAATATGATGTTGATCAAATAGAAAAAATAACAAATGTTAAGCTTCAGACAAAAGCATATAACTTCTCTATTCAAACTAAAAAATTTATTGACACATTTCAATTTCAGTTCGAAGATACTATGGTATCTATTGTCGATTCGTTAAAAAATAATCTCGATAAATGCGTGAAGACAGTAAGGAGTAGCTACCGTAATTATGAGTGAAAGTTTTAAGACAATTTTAGAATGTAGGTGTTGTGGTAATCCTGTAGATGAATTGCTTGACCTTAATGAACAGCCTTTGGCAAATTTATATCATAAAGAAGAAGAGTACCTAGAGGAATATCCTTTAAAGCTTAATTTATGCCACAAGTGCTTTCATATGCAATTAAGTGTAGCTGTAAATCCTGAACTTATGTTTAAGAATTATCTTTATGTGAGCGGAACAACTAACACACTACATGAGTATTTTAATTTTTTTGCCCATGAAACAGTACAGAGATATGAAAAGCTTTTTAACAAGAAGCCAAAATCTGTACTCGATATAGCATGCAATGATGGTACTCAGCTTGACTATTATAAAAAGCTAGGAGTAGAAACATTTGGAATAGATCCTGCAGAAAATTTATATGAAAGGAGTAGTAAGAATCATAATATTATTTGTGATTTCTTCCCTTCAAATAAGATAAGCGGAAAATATAGCTTAATAATTGCTCAAAATGTTTTTGCTCATACCCATGATATAACATCTTTTCTCAATCAGTGTTATGATTTGCTAGATGAGGAAGGGCTTCTCTTTATTCAAACTTCTCAGGCTGCAATGATTGGTAATAATGAATTTGATACCATTTATCATGAGCACGTATCTTTCTTTAGTACAAAGTCAATGAAGACGATTTTAGAAAAATGTAAATTTTTTCTAAACAATGTTAGTGTTTATAAAATTCACGGATTAAGCTATGTATTTGAAGCCTCAAAAACAAAACATAATGATAAGGACTTATTAAATAATACTTTTGAAAAAGAAATGGGGTTATATAACCTTTCTACATACGAGAAATTCGCAGAAAATGCAGAAAAAATAGCATATGATTTTAAGTCTACTATAGACACCCATAGGAATAAAGGCTTTAAGATTATAGGATATGGAGCAGCTGCAAAAGGAAATACATTACTTAACTTTTCAAAGGCAACTTTAGATTATATATTGGACGACAATCCCTTGAAGCAAGGTCTTTATACTCCTGGATCTAACATCTTAATAAAAAGTACTTCATCTTTACTAGAAGAAAAATCAGACAAAATACTGTTTATTCCTTTGGCATGGAATTTTTATGATGAAATATATGGGAAGATAAAAAGGCTTAGAGATAGTTCTAATGATTTGTTTTTAAAGTATTTTCCCTGTATAGACGTACTAACATAAGTTACTAAAAAAGCCTAAATATTGGTATGGCTGACGTAACAATAGGACAATTAGACTCAGGTATTCCCTCTGGAAGCCATTTTATTCCTTTTTCTACAGGTCTGGCCACAAATAAAACTCTTGTATCAAGCCTAACAGCTAACGCTCTAAGTATAATTCCTAATTTTATTAAAGCATTTTGCAAAGCTAATTCAAACAATACAATTTCAAATGCATATAACGTACAGTCTAATTCCTATTCGGGGGGCATTCATACAATAACTTTTACCAATGCATTGCCTAATTCAAACTATTTGGTGTTTGCTACAACCGACTATAACGGCCTTATGGGAGGTGTTATGGTTTATGAGCGTGCTACCACATATGTAAAGATATATGTTCTAAATTCCGGAGGTAACGCTCAACCCTCTGATATAAATGTACTCGTGATACAGATTTAATTAATATCCTACTTAGTCATTAAATAATCATATGGCTGATGTAACAATAGGACAATTAAACCAAGGCATACCGAATAAGAATACAGCCGTTATCCCTTATTCTGATGGTTCTACAACGTACAAAACCAGTCCTTCGGGTATAGTGGCGGCTAGTCCGGGGTGTATTTTACAAGTAAAGCAGGTAGTGAGAACATCTATATTTACCCATAATTTTGGTCAAATATGGGTAGACGTTCCTACACTTTCAGCCTACATAACTCCCTCTTCTACTAGCAGTAAGTTCTTAATTAATTGGTCAGGTTCTTGCTCTGTATCTTATAATTACGGAACAGGAACACAAGTCTCAGCATTAAAGGTGGTAAGGGTAATAAATGGAATATCTTCTGATACAATTCTAGGAGATAGCCGAGGAAGTGCTTTAAGAGCGGGTACTACAACCTATGTACCAGGTAATCAAATAGCAGCAACTCATTCTGGAATGTATCTAGATTCACCTAGTCTAACCAATCTTAATGAGATATGCTATAAACTTCAGATGTGGGCTGAAGATTCTTCTGCCTATAACTCTGTATTGGGAGGGTCTTTTAATTCAAATCTATCATATTCTTCTAGTGTTCCAACCTTCCTAACTGTTCAAGAAATAGCTGGTTAATTTATTTTGTCTTAAAAAAAGAAAGCGTAATCCTAAAGCTTTAGCGCACGGTTCAGTTTGAGATTTACCAGCCTTGTCAATTAAATAATCTATATGTCTGACGTTACGATAAATCAATTAAACACAGGTATTCCTAATAAAGGGTCAGCTATAATCCCATACTCAGACGGAACAACAACGTATAAAACCAGTCCCTCGGGTATAGTAGCAGCAAGTCCAGGATGCTTACTTCAAGTTAAACAAACCTATCTTACAGAATATAATGATATTCAGCTTTATCCTAATTCATGGTCAGATATTACTACTCTTACAACAGAAGGACAAGGCTCTGGATCTTTGAGCTGTAGCATAGTACCTAAAACATTGACCAGTAAAATTATTGTTAAAGCAATTATTAATTGGGATAGATATGGAGCTCTTCCTTTGTTTAGACTTTTAAGGGAAAGCACTCCCGTAGGCAATTCAACTTCTGGAAGCCAGCTTAACGGATTTGCTGGAGGATTCGGATTTGGATCTCAATATGGGGGAGAATCTTCAGTTATAGAGTTTCTTGATTCTCCGACTATAGGTAATCTCTCTTCTTCCATAACATATAAAGTTCAAGTAGGTACAACATTTTCTAATAATGTATGGAGGTTTAATAGATCAGCTGATAATAATAGTGGGTTTACTTCTTCCATTACTTTGTGGGAAATAGCTGGATAGGCTAAATACTGGCCTTTATTATTGTCTAAATGTATAGGATATTAAGCTTTCTTCTTATTATAGGGGGGTGTTTACTAGTAGGAATCCTGGAGATTTTAACACAAATTATATGGAAAATACAGGATATTTGGGGGAAAATTAAGGAAAAATGTAATAATTTGCACTGGCCTATCAGCCCGGGATTCTGAAGCTACAAGTAGTTAGAGTGCGAAATACAAAAATAGTGGGTAATACAGGGAAATGCTTGACTAATAATTCGGCGGCCTTCATAATACGAGAATGATAAGTGAAATTGAAAAGATAGGAATCCCGGTAGAGAAATACAGTAAGCTATCTCAGGAAGCACGATACCTGTATACCACGATCTACGATTACTGTACCTATAGCCCAGACCCTCAGTATAAGAGACTCCACGCCTTTCGCACCTCGATCAGTAAACTGGAAGGGGCGGACCGTGATATCTTAATCGAATACTTTAACCACGACCCCGCTATTCGGTGGAATGGTATGAGTAGTGAACCCTGGGAATACTATAAAGACCCTTATTAATCTATTATCCCCAAACAACGATTATCCCCGTCTAGTTTCTACACGAACTTAAACAACGATTATCCCCGTTTGGGAATAATAGACTTGTATTATCCTTAATCCCCTCTATAATATACTGATGGCTAGATGGAAGAAAGGTCAAGAGATATATAACAAGTTAATCTCTAACTTGACCGAATACGTATCTGAACAGTGTGAGTTCTATACAATCCGGGAATCCGGAGAATCTAAGGTTATCGAGTTTGCCCGGGTTTCGATAGTCGATTTTGTTAATGGTTTGAAGGTAGATGATCTTACCCTTATCCACGAATACCTAATGTATATGACGGAGATGAGGCCTGACCCCCGCTTCCCCACTTACGTGTATTCGGGCGGGGATAGGATTGCCTCTGTTACTAGGTATCTACAAAAGAATATAGATTTAGAGCTTGCCAAACAATACGCTTAATATATAATAAACTTATGTTAAGTGCTATCTGCTTATTCGAACATGCCCTTTACCATATTAGTGGAAATGATCAACCCTTACTAATTTGTAAGTTTGGAGTATTAGGGTTTATTGTAGTTGCTTTTTTGGCCATTTTCCTAATCACCAAAAAGATTTGGAAATAACCTAACAATTTCAGTATAAATAAGCTTGACCCTTTCCTAATTTTTGCCTATAATACCACATCCACTTCTCTCTTTTTTTTATAAAGGTTCAGTCCTCCCCCCTCCTGCCGTAACTTAAGGTGGTACATATAGTATAATGGAATATAGGATTTGGTCAATAACAATTTTGGAGTTGTGTTTATGCCAAATTCTAATATAATATAGGTATGTTAAATAAAGCAGAACAAAACCAAAAACAGTATGTTAAACTATATAAGGAATTTGAAAAAGCATTTTGGAAAATGTATAACTTT